GAAGTTCGGTATTCGGCCGGCGGTACCGCAGACCAATGGCACGATAGCTCCCTCTGAACTGCCTGTTTCTGGTTATTTTGCTGCAGGAAACATCATTGACGATTCATTCAGAGTCACTTTCATCCCTAAAAATGAACGCCGGGATATACGAATGAATGTTATTTATCGCCAGATGGAAAGGGAACAGTTGCCAGAGAATCGCACCGTAACTGTGAGCTGGAAGGACTCTGGGGCGTCAAGTGGTCTCGGGTTGTTATCGCAAGATCTGGATATGTCCAGCTTCTGCACTTCCCGTGCGCATGCCGTTATGGCAGCGAGGTATGCGTTGTCGATAAGACGCAGAATCGATCACAGCATCAGCTTCACCACGCTTCCCGGACAAAGGGGTCTAGTCCCTGGCAACTTAATAGTGGTCATGGTCTCCATGGCTCCTTATTCAATCTTCTGCAATGGTGCGTTCAACCCTATCGATGGCACCGTCAACACTGTCAATCTCTTAGGCGTAGACAGCAATGACATGCCTACCAACGATGGAACGTATGACCTGCAGATCTACACCGTTGGCAAGAGCACTGAACCCAAGACGGTGACCATTACGAACAACCGGGTTATGGATACCACCCTCTACGGCAAGCTATTTGCAAAGGTCCCAACGATTGAAGAAAGGCGTTACTACAAGATCAGTAAAATAGAGCTGAACGAGGAGAGCTTGGTTGAGGTCGATGCTTTGTACTTCCCTACTGAAAACTTGAAAAGCCGGATAGCTATGGACGTATTAGACCGTGCTCTCTTCGAAGAGGTGGGCTGATGACTACGACTGCTTTCCCTTCTTTGGTTCCATCAGCGCGGACCTTTAACCCCGGTAACTGGCCCGTAAAGGTATTTCAGTCCCTGGATGGGAGCGAGCATCGATTTTTATATGGCAGCGTTCGTACACAGATGAGCCTTGAACTTGTATACAACAACATTCCTGATGCAGATGCTGCGGAGTTCCTTTCTCACTTCGACACGATGAAGGGCACCTTGTTGGGCTTCTATCTTCCGGTGGTAAATACAGAGGTTAAGGGTGGCTATGAAGGATCTGCTGAGTTTCCGATGAATAGCAACGGGGGGAAATGGCGTTATGACGCCCCGCCTAAAATGGTAAGTATTAGACGTGGCCTTTCATCCGTCAGCGTCACGCTTAGAGGTTTTCACTGATGGGATCTTTTTATTCAGGCAACACTGGTGAGCTGCAATTTGGCGGACCGTTGCAGAAACCGATTGGCAAGGTGCGTGATTGGCAGTTCACCTCGAGCGTGCAGATGCTTACAACCACAACACTTGGCGACACTGACGACACCGTGATCAGTGGGGTGCGATCTCAATCAGGATCATTCATTCTGTACTACTACGACGATCCAAGTGATACCTCTACGGTTTATGCAAGCACAGTGATAGGGAAGCTAGTAAAAGCGGCGACAGCGTATGCGACCGATCCTGGTGTGGCTGCTGAAAATGCTCCCTTTATTCTCCGGTTGAAAATCAATAAGGGAACAACGGGTGTGTGGGTGGAAGGGGAGGTTCTTTTGAACAGTGTCTCAATGCGGATGGCTGTCGGGGAAGTTTCAGCTGCTAAATGTCAGTTCACTGTGAAAGGTGCCTTTAAGGAGGTAACTATCTGATGGCGGTATATCTAGGCAATCAGGGCGGCGTTGAGCTGAAGCGTGACTCACTCAACGAACCACTGACAAGTGCTCTGGATCCGGACGATGTAAACCTTTCAAAGAAGCGGTTTTCGTTTGACTTTGATCCCGGCGCATTGATCACTGGAGATCAGATTGACATAGACACAATCGATGGATCGCCTCTAACCCTGGTGGCGGGCAATAGCGAATCAGGCTGGAGAGGGTACATCCACGTTGACGATGCAGGAGGCATAAGGCTGTACGACAGCTTTGACGTAGCCCTGGAGGGTGGATTGCCTGAGGCTCTGGCTCTGGTTGCACCACTGGCCACGGAACAAATTCAGGTTTCATCGAAGGGCAGTCGGTTTCGCTTCATATCTCAAATTGATTCTTTTGAGCTGACCGATTCTCGAGAAGCCGTTGACATAACGACGCTGGGTGAAGAGTTCCGCCGCAACTATGCCAACGGTTTAATCAGTGGCCAGGGGAACATGAACTGCTTCTGGGATTACAAAAATACGCTGTGTGATGGTCCGGAGAACGCAGAGTTTCCTAATTATCTAGTGCAGCTAGTTCTGCGTATGCAGATGGGAGCCGATTTCATAGGAAGGTTTTTGCTGCATAACCAGGAGAACAAGTCTGTTTGGCAGGAGGCAACTTGCATTGTCACCAATGTGGGGCTGACGGTAGCGCCAACGCAGATCATCAGAACCAATGTTCAGTTTGTAACCACCGGAGAAATCAGGCTGCTTATAGGTACGCCGCCCGCCTATCTGCTGCTTCAAGATGCGGAAGTCGTCCTCTGCGAAGATGATGACAAGATCGCGCTTGAGGATGACGACTAGACTGTAGTTATTGGTTTTGGTTTGGAATGGCAGATCAGAAGATTAGTGCGCTGCCGTCGCTAACGAGCAGCCTGCAGGCACAAGACGTCTTACCAGTTGTCGATGCTTCGGCGTCAGAGACGAAGAAGGTCAACGCCAAGCATCTTGTTCAATCATCGATTGCGATCATCGATGACGAAAGCATCCCCCTGATCAAAGTTGACACAACTGGTTTAACCATTGACGTTCCTGTTGGTTCGATAATTGCCACAAAACTGGCAGACGACAGCAGTGCAGTCTTTGGTGCCCTGCCTGCCACTGGTGTATTCAAAGGTCAGATTGCCGTTGATTCGGGAACTAGGGAAACACGCATCTGGAGTGGGTCGGCGTGGGAAAAACCGGCAGGCGTAACGTCAGTTGCTGCGGCTGGAGTTTCACCCCTTGAAGCGGTAGGGAGTATCAATCTTGATGGGGAACTTTCAATAGGAGTAGGGCTTGAGACCACCTCTGCCGCTCGCCAATTTTTAGCCGGTCCCACCAATGGAGTGGGCAATGTCAGTTCTCGTCAAATCATCGGAGCGGATCTTCCTGCTGCCACTACTGCAAGTCTTGGCGCTGTTTCTGTCGGCAGTGGTCTTGGCGTTTCTGTTGGTGGTTCTCTCAGCATTAGCAATACAGTCGCCGCCAGCACCGATAACCATCTAGTTACTTATGACGCCAATGGACTGGTAACTGGTGGCCGGGCAATCACTGGGACTGATCTTCCCGTCGCCACAGCATTGAATCCAGGTGTCGTTTCGGCTGGCCATGGTCTGTCGATAGGTGTTGACGCTGCGCTGAATATCACTAATCAGATAGTGCCGGGCACCGGGACCAAGTTCACTTGTGATGCTCAGGGCAACATCACTGACATTCTTGTTCTTACCCCTGCTGATATTCCAGACATTTCAGCAGAAAAACTAACCAGTGGATTGATTGATCCTGCCAGGATTGGTTCTCATAGCCTCGAGCGCCAGCAGCTTGCTGATTACTCAATTTCGTTTATCCAGGAAGCGGCGCCTTCAACGCTAGATGCGTCTTTGTATGCCGGTTGTTTGTGGTTCCAAGAGAGCACCGCTCAACTGCGGATGTGGAACCAGAATGCCTGGACGGCTATCGGCTTTGGTCGTCTTTCAGCAGACAACCTCAGATTTGGTGGAACGATTGACGCTTCAACAGGCAATGTGACCGGCGTAACTTCTGCGGGTACGACAGCGGGGTTGACCATTGGCACTGATCTTCCTACCGCAACTGATGCCCTGGGTGGTCTTTATCTCGTTGTTGATATCGCCGGATCAAACATTAATGTCACGCCAGGTCTTACTTATGACCCTGGCGACTGGGTTCTCTGTATCAGTAAAATCGAAGGCTGGGTAAGAATCAACACTCTTTCCGGTGGTGGAGGCGGAGGTAGTGACACCTTGGCTGACCTGCTCGACACGCAGATCAGCGCTCCATCAGAAGGTGACGTTCTGGTTTATTCGGCTAGTGCGTTATGGACGAACGAAGCCGTCTTAAGTGGGGGCACTTATTAAGCCTCCTGAGAAGTAAGTAGAATAAAGATGCCCGCGTATGTCGGGCTTCTTTCGCCAGTATTGGCATGACCCGAATCAAGCTAAAAAGTTCAGTCGTTCTGAACAAGGCTCCTCTTTCCGCAGATCTGGAGATCGGTGAGCTAGCCATCAACGCGAACGTGGGTTCGCCTGG